CAAGTCTTCTCCCGCCTCCGGTTGGCACGACTCTTCACAAGAGATACAATATGAGAACAGAATTAGTAACAGCGGCAGGGACAAGCTATCTAATGACCCTTGAGGAAGTCAAGGACCACTTGCGGGTATCAACAGCCGTAACGGTTGATGACAACTATATCAAGAGTCTGAGCAAACTGGCAACTGAACGGTTGCAGGACTTGACTGGAACGCGGCTTATTAAGCAGACATGGAAATATTACATTGATGATTGGCCTGCCGGTGATTATATCAGCTTGCCATATTCTCCATTGATGAGTGTGACATCTGTGGCTCTTATAGCGTCAACGGGTGGTACTGCTGTCTCAATGGGGTCTACCAGGTGGAATGCTGACACCGTGAGCAACCCGCCGGGGGTGTATTTAGAGTATGGCGATAGCTGGCCGAGTACGTCATTGTATGATTTCAACCCGATTCGGATTGAGGCTGTCTATGGGTATGGCAGTTCAACTTGTATTGCTTCAACGGAGGTTCCCTATGCTTTAAAACACGCTGCCAAGTTCCTTATTAGCCATTGGTATGAGAACAGGGAAATGGGGATTGTCCGGGGAAGTTATACCCCTATACCGGATAGCGTTAAAGCGTTGGTAGCACCTTATAAGTCCTGGGATATGGGGGGTTGGTAATATGCAAGCGGGTTCATTACGGCACTTCATAACACTTCAGAAACCTACACAAGTAGTTGATCCTATGGGAGGCGTAGTCACAACATGGACAAGTCAATACAAATGCTATTCAGATATTGACCCACCTAAAGGCCGCGAGTTCTTTGTTGCAGGTCAGGCGCAGTCCGAGGTCGTGACACGGATTAGGATCAGGTATTACTCAAGCGTGGCTCCTGATTGGCGTATCAAGTTTGGTACGTCTGCACCTTTCAGGATATTCGATATCAACTCTATTATAGACCCTGACGAAAGACACGTTGAGCAGATCATGATGTGTACTGAGAGCGTGGTATGAAATTAGTCTGGAATGGTGACAAGGTAATTGCAGAGTTCAATAATTTAAAGAAGTCTATTGAACACGAATCTGCCACGGTTATTGAATCAAAGGCGAAGGCTGGATGTCCTGTTGATAGTGGTGCATTAAAAGCAAGCATCAGAACGGCAGAATCAAAACACAAAGATGGAGGGTATTCTGTGTTAGCCGGTGAGGATGTTTTTTACGCAAGTTTCATTGAATTAGGAACTAATGCCACTCCAGGTATCCCTTTTTTGAGACGTGCGGCTGATAACGAAGGAATCAAGTTTAGGGCTAACATCGAAACAATGGTGAAGAAACTATAATGGAATCACTATTCACAGGAATATACGGGCGGTTCGGTGATACGACACCGGCGCACAATACGTTCTATATTGACATAGGTGGCAGGATGTACCTCTATGAGCTGCCACAAGGCACAGTATATCCAAACGCCACATACCAACTTGTCAATAATACAAACGATTGGACGTTCACTGAAGATTTTGACAATGCTTTGATACAATTCAATTTATATTCTAAGTCAAATAGTGCGGTTGAGATCACTGACGCTGAAAATAAATTACGGCTGTTGTATGATAATTGTCATCTTGCAAGCAGTGACCTTGGATCGACATGGGGTCAAGTGTATATGCAGAGAGATGGCAGTTGGCTTGACAAAATCCCTTCTCCTGACAGTACAGGTGGTGGGAACATATGGCGGTATGTGGTTGAGTATAGGGTAATGTTGACCAAGGGATCAACGGTATAATTATTAACCAGGGGCCGGGGGGCATAGGAGAAAAGCGATGGCAGTATTAGTAGGTAAAGATGGAAGGGTCACTGTAATAAATAAAACTGATCCTGTGGGTGCGGTGACGTGGACTATTTCTCAGCCTGGACCTGAACTAATTGACGCAACTATATTCGGTTCGTCATGGAAGCAGGACAAGATTGGGGTTAGGGATGGTGGCACAGTCTCATTGAATGGGCCGTTCAACTGGAAAACTACGGCGCAGAATGTAATCGCTGATTACTTTTCGAGTGGCGTGGCGTTTACTACCGGGTCGAGCTTTCGATGTTGGATGTCAACTGGTGCTGATGGTGGGGCTGGTTCCTTTGGTTTGTCTACGGGAGCGACCTTGATTATTACCAGTCTTAACTTTGGACAGGACAAAAGCGGCCTTGGAACTATGGATGCTACCCTGAAAATCTCAGGCGGCTTCATGAAATATACAACCAATGCCTAATAGGAGGTGTTTTAAATGGCAGTTTTAACAGGAAAAGATGGAGCGGTTTATATCTCCAATTCTTCGGTCCGAGGGAATCTAACAGGCTCAAGTTCTAATGCTGCTGCTGATCCTGGCACACGCGGATTTATGCACAAAGTGTTAAGCTTGACAAACTGGTCTTTAAGCCAGCAGGGGCCTGAGTTGATTGATGCAACCGTATTCGGAGATGATTGGAAAGTAGACAAGCTCGGTATTCGTGATGGTGGGACATTGACCATCGGTGGTTATTGGAATTGGGCTGACAGTACTGGACAGAGGTTCTTGTCAAGTAAGTGGAATCAGGGTGATGTTCTTACATATCCACCGGCAAGTTCATCAGGGGCACAGGGTGGTACATCACATGCTGGATATAGGTTTGAATTGTGGCCGAGTAATGACACCGGAACTGCTGGCGCTAAAGTTGGTATGTTTAGATTCAGTACCGGTGCGGGCTCAACTACTATTGGCTCACGGCGCTTGCTCATTCAGTCTCTTGATGTGGCGCAAGATAAGTCAGGGCTTGGAACGGTGAGTATGACCATGAAGATATCTGACGGTTTCTTTGCGTTCACAACCGATCTGGCATCAACAAATTAACAATAAAAAGGAGGAGCATTATGAAAGTCAACATGAGTAATCTTAACCCTCCGGCGTGGTTCTTTTTTAATGAGGATGACCCGGAGGAAGGGCGTGTGTTATTGAGAGTATGTTCTGGTAAAGACCTTGAACGTATTGAGAAGGAAACCAGTACCAAACAGCCGGTTGAATACAAGCGAGGTCAACGGTTTATAGTCCCTGATAAGGTGGACGAAAAAAGACGGTCTCACATGATTTGGGATTTCGTGGTTGTTGACTGGAACGGCGTGCTTGATGAGGATGAGAAAGCCGTTAAATGCACCACGGACAATAAGATCAAACTTATGGAACAGTCTGTAGTGTTTGCGGGATTTATCGGTGAGTGCCTTGAAAAGTTGAATACCGATATCGGATCATATCAGAAGGTACTTGAAAAAAACTCATTGAGTTCGCAGAAAGGATCAGAGAAAAGCCAGACTGCGAAGCCTGCATAAAGGTACACAACCAGAGTGGCACGAACCCTGATTGCGAGAAATGTTTACCGGATTTAATGCAGGAGAATGTCGATGTATATCGGATTCATACTCTTTGCCAGGGTCAGTATATCATGGGGTTTAACGGCCCGGTGGATGTGAACATATTAGCCGTGGATAGTGCGATGGAGGATGAGGGTATTTCTAAACATCTAAGATACGAAACAAAAAAAAGGGTGAGGTCTCTCAGTCAACATATGATGAACCTTGCCTACGAGGAATCAGATGGCGGGTAAAGTATTCACGCTGTGGGGTAGTATCAGAGCTGATGATACTCTCTTAAAAAAGGATTTAGTTTCCGCCCATCAACAGGTTGGCAAGGCGGCTTCTAAGATGCGTGCGTCTGTTGATACTGCGGCAAAGAAAATGGGGAAAGCCCTTGGCGTTGCTATGGCTGTTGGGGCTGGCATTGCTGTTTATGAAATGGTGAAGGTAGGCAAAGCGGCAATCAAGGCAGCGTCAGACCTTGAAGAAACAACGGGCAAATTCAATGTTGTTTTCAAGGGTCAGGAAGAAGTTGCAAGGGGATGGTCAAAGACCTTGGTTGAATCCTATGCTATGTCAACCGAAGAGTCAAAACGATTTCTATCCTCTATTCAGGACTTGTTAGTTCCAATGGGCATGGGAGCGGTAGAAGCTGGTAAGATGTCTTTTGAGGTAACTAAGTTAGCTGCTGATTTGGGGTCATTCAATAATCTACCAACAGCACAGGTTATGCTTGACATCCAAAGTGCCTTGGTTGGCAATTTTGAGACCATGAAGAAGTACGGTGTTATACTTAACGAAACAGTTGTCAAGGCAAAAGCTCTTGAGATGGGACTGTGGGATGGTAAGGGAGCGTTAGACGCAAACATCAAAGCACAGGTAGCTTACAAATTAATGCTTGAAGGGTCTGCAGCTGCAATAGGCGATCAGGCCCGAACAATGGATAGTTACGCTAATCAGTTAAAAAGCTTGAAAGCCACTTGGGAGGATTTATTAGCGGCAATCGGAAACAAAATATTACCAATGGCAACCGCCGTTGTATCTATGATGAATGAATGGATTAA